TCCTCTCTTGCCTCCGCCATCTCCCGCGCCGTGTCGTGGGCGAAGTTGTAATAGTCGTTGTACCGCCGCCACTCCGCCTCGCGGACGGCGCGCTCGTCCTTTGCCTGCTGGAACAGCCACTCCGCCGTGGCAATGCGGCCTTCCGGCGTTGCGTAGTCGTACACGCGGCCTTTCTCGTACCGCTCCGGCGTCGGCGTCCTTTTGAAAAATCCCATCATTACCTCCAATGTCGTTTCTTCCCGTTCAGCTTGTCGATCAGCTTCTCCCGCTGCGGCTCTGCCGGCGCCGCGCCGCTCGCCGTCCAGTACACGCAAAAGCCGCGCAGCGCGTCGGGCGCGTGGGTCAGCTCATGCGGCGTGTTGGCGACGTCGTTCGGCTTTTTTTCGTCGTACTGCAAAAGCGGCAGCGTGCGGATGATGTTCCGACAGTTGGGGAAAAAGTGCAGCCTCGGATCACCGTCTCGCACCTTGAGCCACTCCTTGACCGCCATCCATCCGTCAACACGGTCATTGCTGGTCTTCGTCAGATACACTCCATGCTCCGCAAAGATATCCGCAACGCTCTTGCCGGTCTCCTGCCGCGCGTTCCAAAGGTCGGGCGGCGCGAGATACGCCGTGATCCGCCGCCCGTCGCCCAACTCTTTGACGGCCTTCGCCGCCTCGGACACGATCAAACCATTGTGCTCCTGTCCGTCCGGCGTAATGCCGAGATCGCGGCCTTCGTAGATCTCGCCGACCACATACGCTTTTCCGATGTCGTCCACGCCGATGAGCAGCGCCGCCAGCATGTCCAGTCCGTAGTCAATGGAAATGTACCACCGCCACCATTCCGGCGGCTGGAACGCCTCGCAAACGTGTGTTTCGCGGTTCCATTCGGTGAAGTACTGCCCCACAAACACGTCCCAGTCGCCGTCACGCCACGCCTCCCGAAGTCCGGGCGGCAGGTTGTCAAGCTGTCGGACGTAATCAGGATCCTTGTCCATCAGGATTTGGTTGTCCGTCACCTTCGCGCGGTAAAAAACGTAATCTTCCGGTCGTTCCGACGCTTTGAATTGTCGATCCACAAACAGCCGCTTGACCCATGCATGGCCGACGCCGCCGGGGTTGCAGGTGAGATACATTCGCTTAGGAAAGTCGTTCGCGCCGCGCACGCACGCGGTCAGTGTGGAAAACTGATATTCGGTGAACTGCGTCGCCTCGTCCAGGAAGATCACGTCGTATTCCTGTCCTTGGTACTGATCCACGTCGCTCTCGCTGTCGCAATACCCGAACGCGATCACGCTTCCGTTGGGGAACTCAAAGACCTTATCCGTCGCCTTGTACACCGCGATCCCGTTGAGCATCGCGCGCAAAATGCGGATGTGGTTTTCCCGCAGCTCCACCAGCGTGCGTCGCAGGATCAGCACGCGAATGCCGTTCCATCGCGCCGCCAGCAACACCGCTTTTTGCCGCACGCACCAGCTTTTGCCGCCGCCTCGCGCACCGCCATAGCAGACGAAGCGCTCACGAGCATCGAAGAAGGGCTGCTGCGCCGGCTGCGGCGACTCCAGCGTCAGCGTTTTAGCCGCCATCGTCGAACGCCTTCCCCGCGATCTGGAGCGTTACCGCCCCGCCGTCCTCCGTGCCGAGCTTCACCGGCGCGTCGTAGCCGAGCATCTTGGACATTTGCTCGATCGCCTTTGCCGCGCCCTTCGCGTCGAAGCGATATTCCCCGCTTTCGACCCACGACTTTGACTCTGCGTCCCAGGTCATGACCGGCTCGGCCGCCATGCACCGCTGCTTGATCTCCAGCAGCTGGGCGATCAGGCCGTTCTTGGTCACGCCGGCGCTCTCGGCCTGTTCCCGCAGCAGCGCGTCGATGTACTCCCGCACCTTCGGCCGCCGCAGCAGCTTGGAGCCTTTGTTGGCGGCTGCCGGCTTTGTGCCGTCAAAGCCCATGCGCAGGACAGCTTGCGTCGCGTTGTAATCCGCCAGGTACTCGCGGGCAAACGTCCTCTCCTCCGGTTTCAAAGCCTTCTCCAGCTCCGTGATCGTCATGCTCTCACCTCCCCCTCGTCGATTTTCCATCACGCACCCGTGAAAAGAGCCTATGACCGCGCCCGCCTCTCCGCGTGGCGTCTCATCGTCTCTCATCCCTCGGCGCAAAAAAAGCCCGCGCCACCGTCGACCCCAGATCGGGATCAGCGATAGCGCGGGCCGCAAACTTCGGCGCAGGCTCATGCGTAATATTTATCTTGTCGCCAGTATAAACAACTTTTTCCGGCTTTGCAAGCCCTTTTTATAGATTGAAGCTAAATAACCACTTCTTTCCTAGAATATGTCACGCGCCCGCGCACGCGCGCGTTATAAATCAAATTCCCAAACGTTTGGGAATTTTAGAAAAGAGAAAAACCCGCCTAAGACGCCCCTATCTTCCGATAGTGATCATCTTAGCGCGGGCCGCAGATTTCGGCGCTGGCTCCTGTGATCCTGATGATGGTCTCATGTCTGCACCTTGGGCACCACAGCGGGAGCTGCTCAGCCTTGGTGTTCGTGTCGATCCGCTGCGGCGTCCGCTGCTTGCAGACCGGGCAGACCAGGAATCCTTTTTTGATTTTTAACTCCATGATTTCCTCCGTACCCCATTCTTTTCATCGCCCTGCGGCACGCCTTCGACCCGTCCGGCGTCAGCCACGACAGCTTAGCGTATGCGCCCCAGCCGTTATCAAAGGTTTCCGCCCTTCCCGTCGGCGTCGAGAAGCAGATCGCGCCCTCGTCCGGCACGATCGCCCCGTCCTCGTCCGTCCACCGCTCCGGCTCCGGAATCTTACGCTGGATCGACCGGCTGCACGTCCTCGGGTGCTTGCCGAGCGGGATGCGGTACCCGTCCTGCCGCTCCTTGCAGAAGTATGCGGCAAGCCTCCGAAACCCGCTCTTGTCGCGCAGCACCCACTCCGGCGGCTTGCACATGCCGAACGTCCACAGCCGTTGGACGTCGCAGGGGTCGAGTTCCTTCGCGTCGCAGATCAGGTGGACGTGATACGGCTCGTGCAGCCCCTCGATGATCGGGATGTAGTCAAAGTTCTTTTCCTTGCCCTGACGCGCCCGCTCGCGCCGCACAGCCTGCAGGAAGCTGCGCAGCGCGGCACGGACGCCGTCGAAGTCTTTCGGTCGGTTTTCCGGCGCAAAGGTGAGGATGTAATGCATCGCGTTCCAGCCGATTGCCGCCATCTGGATCTCCAACCGGTCTTGCGGCGAGCGATTGACCGCCGTGCGAATGCGCCGTTTCGCCTCGGTCTTGCCGCTGCGCGCTGTCGGTCCATCCTCGCTTTGGAAACGCGGCCGCAGCGCACGGCACTCCTTTGTCAGCGGCCCCGCCCGCTGCCGACAGCAAGAATACGCGCCCGTGGCTCATCCCTCCCATCTCACGTCCACGTATGTATTGCCGCCCCGTCTGCGGAGCCGCAGCTCTGCAACTGCTCTCACAGACTCGCCGTTGAGCAGCAGCGAAGCCTTCGCCAACCCCGGCGTCAGCAGCTCCGTAAGCATGGTGAGGAAATCCCCCACCCTCATGCCTTCCGCATCTACCGTCTTTTCCTCGCTCACGGCCGTCTGCTCCACGGCGGTCTCCTCGCTTTTCTGTTCCGTCATAGCCTTTTCCCCCTCCTTCACGGTTGTTTTTCCTCCCATCTTGCCCGGATATCGCATGATGCCCTTTGCCCGCCGCCACGACTGGAACGTCGTGATCCCGACGCCGAAGTGCCGCGCGATCTGCTCGTCATTCACGCCCTTGCCGATCAGCGTCCGCGCCTTCGCCTCGTCGATGCGCTCAATGGCGGGCTTTTTCGGCTCGGGTATTGGCTCGATCTTTCCCTGCACCAGCCCCAGCGCAACGAGTTTGTTGCGCATCACCGCCCGATTCACGGCATTGAGCTCCGCGAGGATGCCGATCTGCGCGTCTTTGTTCATTGCGCCGCGGTAGCTGCGCGCGATCTCCTCGTCGCTCATGTATAATTTCTGCATGTGTTTACGCCCCCTCCAGCTTCAGCTGTTGCGCGCTTGGCGAGGCTTTGACCTCGACCACGCGCACATCGCCGTATTTCTCCATGTCCATCGCCAATTTTTCCTTGATGCC